CTTCTTTGGCTAGTTTAGCAGTTGCTTTTTCAATACCAGTAAGACGTTTTCTAGCACCCTTTCTATAGTCTTGTGCTACATCCCAATATGCTGTTTTATTTTCAGGATTTCTTTTTCTTGCGCCTTGTGTTTCAAAACTGGCAGCAATTCCCGACTTTGCGCGCACTTGGTTCGCTGCTTTGTTGACATAAGAAGCGAGTGTTGATTTCTTGAGTTCATCAATCTGCTCGACTTCTTCTTTTTTCATCTTTGCAGCAACTTTCGCTGCACGAAGTGCTCGACCATACTTATAGCCAGCTTTTTCTTTGTTTGTTGCAAGTTCAGAGGCTTTAAGTTTATCAGCGACTGCTTGTTGTTTTGGAAGAAGAGCTTCATCTGTTTGCTCGATTTCTTCTTTCTTTAGTTTAGCCATAACTTGAGATGGAGACATTTTACCAGTCTCAAGTTTCTTTTGCATTTTTTCTGTTTCAGGATCATAGAGTTTTGCTGTACCATCCTTTTCTGATTTCTCAGTCTTAGGATTGTAGTGCACCACGCCGCCGCCTCTTGGGAAAGAAACTGCTTCTTCAATGACTTTTGCTTCACGGACTAAAAAACCGAGAGCACGTTGTTGATTTGCAACACGATTAAGTGCTTCTTTTTCATCACGAGCTTCGACGATACGATTAACTGTATCTACACGACGACGTAATGAAACATGTTCGTGAGCAGGATTAGTATACTTTACTTCTACTAGATATTTCATTATTCTTTCCCCATTTTTTCAGCAGCCTTCTTCTTAATTGCTGCTCCGATAGCCTTACGCTTTGAATGTAGATAAACATCTGTTTTATCGGTATCGCCGTCATTGTCGATATCTTTATCTTCTTTGCCAACTGCATCAAGAGCAGCTTCGCTCATCTTTTTTCCAGCGGCAGCAGCAGCTTGAAACTTTTTCTTGCCATATTTTTTGCGACCGATAGCAGCAGCAACAGCGGCAGGATTACGAGCACCACCCTTTGACTTGATGGTTGAAACGAGTTTCTCGAATCCCATATATTTTTCATCAACTTGTTCAGGCTCTTTGGCTTCTTCCACTTGTACTTCTTCAGACATCTCGCCTTCCATATAATTAGCAGCAGTGAGAACATAGTCTTCAGCAAGAGTAATCTTACTTTGTACCCACTCAGGTAGGTTTGAATTATCTTCAAGCATGTCATGCAAACGTTTTGCGTTGGTCATAATGCTACGCAATTGCGATTTAGCCATATCACCTTCGTAGTCATATTCGCCAGCATCACCGTGCTTTGGTTCCTCTGCGACTTCATTGACAAATTCTTCTTTTTGCATTTCTTTCATCTTTTTTGTCATTGCTTGTTTTGCAAGCCATTTTGCTTGAGACATTGGTCCTCCTCGTCCTCTGCGAACTGGGTTTTTATCTGGTGTGAACGGTAAATCTTTTTCTTTCATTTTGCTTTCTGCAAGTTCAACATCTTCGCCCATTTTTGTCATTTCTTTTTCCATGGCTTTACGAACAGCGCGATCTGCCGCAGCTCCTTTAAGAATTTCTCTGCCGAATCTTTGTGGGCTATGACCGCGAGCTAGGTCAACTTTACCTTGCTTCATGGCTTTTAAACCAATTTGACGGACATATTCTTTTTTCTTTTCTTTGTTTGACATATCAGCCTCTTCAAGTTCGACTTCTTCTTTTCTTAGATTACCTGCATGAGTTGCATAAAGTTTGCCGCTTTCGTGACGGAAATAAACTTTGCCATTTTCAATTTTTTCTACTTTACCAGGAATTGGCATCTTTATCGTGCGAACATTGTCGCCGACTTTTAGGTTAGAGGAGCGAGCCTTATCAGCTTTATCCATTGCAGTTAAAACGCCCACGATTTCGTCTACTTTTTCCATTTCTTCGTTATATCCTTTACGAATATGCAATGATTGATGAAGATCTCTTAGATCATCGTGACCTTCATCATCTGGTTCCATGGTAGGAACATCATATTTTGATTTAGCCTTGCGAGCTGCAGCGGCAATAGCAGATAATCGTTGATCTTTAGTTAATGGCGCTTTTTTAGCAGCACGAGCAGCAGCCTGGACTTTAGAATGCTGATCGCGTGTTAATGGTGCGATTGTATCGCGAAGTGTTTCGCCGCTACCGTCTTCAGAACCCATACGAGTTCCCTTTGTGGCGCCATAGGCTTTTAGGCTTTGTTGAGCAAGTTTCTTAGATCTTTCCGTTGCCTTTACTTCTTTAGATGCTTGCTTGACACTTTGCCCAGCTCCATGACCGCTGGACTGCAGCCATGTCTGAAATTTTGGGTTTTTAGCATGCGCTTTCATAAGGCGATTTTGCAACGCCTTTGAACCTTGAGTAAACGCTTTGTTCCATACTGCTTCAGACATTTATAATTCCTCGATCTTTACAATTAGATCAGTTTTCCCGCGCTTTATACGGTGAAAGGTTTTTGCAGGAATAAAAAACCGATCACCTTTTATAAGTTTTTTTGGGAGTCCATTTTCAATCTGAAATTCCCAATCCTCACCTTCTAATATTGTAATAAATCTATCTTTTTCATCGCGATGCCACTGCATCTCTTCTTCGAGCACATTCTTATCAAATGTGCGCACGAAACTCCAAGTATTTAGTTTTTCATCAAGATACGGTGTTACCACCAAACTTTACCTGAATTACTAAAAAATCTTGGCCAACGGCATGCCCAGTAGGAAGCCGAAGTCTTATCTTTATTCGTCAAACAACGGTGACGAGCGACAAAACTACGAGTAGCACCTGGATCCATATACTTTTTCTTCATTCCAGACTGACTGAAACGAATCTTACGAATCGATTCACCGTCACGAACATAGACAGCACCGCCGCCACCTTCGCGCCATGGTTTACCGATACCCTTTCCATCGGTCTTATCTTCTTCATTTACAGGAACGCAATTAGGAACCATCTTGTCGCCTTTCTTTTTCATTCCTTTTTGAGTATATCCTGACCAACAGGCTTCCTCTAAACCTTCCTCAACTGGGTAATCAAGAACAACAGTTTGACCCTCAAACTCAACGATTTCGCCGATATTTGATTCTAACATATCCTTTTCCCATTCGTTTTTTGGCTCATACTTGCCTTCAGCATAGAGACGCTTGGCTTCTTTGATCATTTCAAAGAACATATCTGAACCTGGACGGAATACATTTTCTGTGAAGGAGATTTTATTCTCTAGGTGATATTGAATGGCTTCTTCTAGAGTCACTTCCTCTTTAACAAGTTTAAATCCAGCAATATGGTCGCGAACTCTTTTGAATCCTTTTGGAACATTATGCTGTGGAACGCCGTCAATTACCTTTGTTCCAGCAGGAACCTGTGCAGGCACTTGACGCGGCACAGGCATAAATTTAAATCCTTTTAATTTTTCTTCAGAAGTTAATCGGCTTACAACAGGCAAACCATCGCTAGTTGCTTTGGATGTATATGCTTGCGCCTTGACTTTACCAGTTACTTCACCTTTTTTGAGCGTTGGCGTTGTGTCGACGATTTTTTCTTCTTCTTTTTTTTCTTCGGAGATTTTTCGGAGATCAGAGAACTTTCTAGCAGCTCTTGGAATTCCATCTCTATTTTCCGAAATCGTTCCATTGCATCCGCATTCGCCCTGGCATCCTCCACCGCACTCGCAGTTTCCTCCGCATCCACATGCTCCTTCTTTGACGGAACCCATAGCAGATCCTTTAGTTGTTCCCAAATTTTCGAAAGCATCATCAATCTCCTGTTTTTGTCCTGGCGTCATAGCAATAGCATGTCTACGATATTCGTCAGTTCCTACTAGTTGTCGTTCGAAGATAACGTCTAAATCGTTTTCTTCTCTTAGATCCTTATCAGCGGTGTGATAGGTTTTACCTTTGTTGATATAAGAATTCACACGAGCATGACCCCACTGTTGCGGCGTCGTTCCTGGGCGATGACCTGAGTTCCAAGCAGCAACTCCACGATTATAAACTTTACGAAGTGTTGATACTGAAATTCCTGACTTTTCCGCTTTAGCGGCAAGAGAAGTATCTGCCTTTTCGACAACAACTTCTTCTTTAGCCATCATCTTACGAACAGCGAGAGTATGCTTGCTAGGTTTTGTTTCAGAAGTTGCATCTCCTGGTGCTGGCTTATAAGCACGTGGATCTTTATCTGAATACTTTGACATCTTTTTCCAATGAGCAGCACGCGCCTTCGCTGTTGATGTGCTTAATCCAGAAACATACTTTTGTGGTAAGCCTGATTCTTTATCTTTGCGAACAGTTGGAAATTTCTTTTCTTTAATTACAGTAAATGACTTTAGTTCAGTAGTTTCATTTAACTGTAATCCGTAATTAATTAATCGTTCTAATAATTTTTCAATTTGACCTGTAAATAATAGTTTTTCTATTTCACCAGATTCATTCAAATTAATAGAATTGTTAAATACAAAACAATCTAGTTTTTCTTTTAGTTGTTCGCTTCTGTACCACTTTTCTAATCTTTTGTTTTCGTTTAATGGATTTTCGCGAAGCGAATTACGAAGTTTAGATACTCTATTTGTTACTGAAACATAAACATTGTCCAGAGTATATCCTTCTAGAATTTGTTTTACAATAATAATCTTTTCTTCATCAAGAGCACCATTAATTATAATGTTTGCTTTAGATTCGATAAGTTCTGCTGCTGAGCCATTTAAAATGTGTTCAACTTGAACTTCAGTTAAATCAAAACGTGAGAAAATATTTTTTAAAACATAATCCTTTCCGCTACCAGGACCACCTATTAAAAAAATTCCGATTGGTGATGTAGATTCCATTTGTAATCCTTTGCGAGTGTCATTCCACAAATCTTCTTTATGTTCGTCTGACATTTTAGGTGGCGCCATTTTAAAGAATGATTGTTTATCTTTTTTAGTTCCACCCTGGGCAAATTGTCTCATATTTGTGCCAGAAACACCCTTCATACCCTTACCCTTTTTACCACTATCAACTCTCTTTTCACCGAATTGTTTAACTTCAATTTTATCAAACTTATATTTTCCGTGTCTGCCTTCTTTACCATTATATGCATTTAACAATTTATGGAATTCGTCTACACGATCAGATGACGCATGAACAACTAAATGGCGAACTCCTTGAGAATGCAAATTTGAAGCGTGGTGTAATAATGTTGGTGCGTCTTTACTGGCAACTTTAAAGTTTACTTCTGGTGCTGCGCGTTGAGCATGTTTTAATTTTTGTTCTGGTGTGAGTGGATTTTTCTTTGCATCTTGAGAGCGAGATAATATGATAGAATGCCCTGCTTCACCTGTATCGGCAGCATCTTTCACATGTTCTGCGAAAGCAGCATGAGCAGAAGTAAATGGATTGCCTCGTAAGAATCCTAGATGATGTACTTTATTTAATTTACTCATTTCTTTGCTCTCAATAGTGCGCTTCTTTCACGATTTGCTTTACTAAATTCTGGTCTATTAACAACCTTTAATCCATTAGCAACGAATCCTTCACCGCCTGATGGTTTGCCGCCAATTTCCGTTGTTACTCCGCCATGTGCAGTTTTATTTAAACTATCTGCAAGAAGATTGGTTGCGGTTTGCATATGGTGATGAATTTGAAATGATCGATCAAATGCTTTTTTATTAGAATCGATTTGAGAAACCATAGCGTCTCTTTGGGCGGCTTTAGTATTTTTTGCTTTTTCAGTTTTCACTTTATCTATTTCTTTTTGCCAACGTGCTTTTAAATGCTCTTTATAATCGTTGGTGTTAGGTTTGCTACCAGAATCAACTGTTGAATTGACATATGTTCTTATATGAGTTTCATGACCGCTTAAATGACCATAATCATGGTCTTTCATAAGTTTTTCTGCAGAAGAAATATGCCCTAATATGGTTCTTTTAGTTTGTGCTGGTAGTTTAGTTTGTTCGCCTGATGCGATATGATTAACTAAATGTACATCTGAATGTTGTCTAAACTCAGATTGATCTAAAATCGGCGTCGGAGTTTTCTTAGGACCTTTTAGTTCCGAGTAAATTGCTAAACTGACTTTAGAACCCGCAAGTTTTTTACCTTCAGGCGAATCCTTTTTTACAGAGTATGATATTGTATTTGGCGTATGACCAATTTTACCACCTTTCTCGGTTCTTGTTTCAGGAGTAGACATAAAGCCACCCTGACCTTCGAATTCTCTGTTTGGAAGAACTTTATGGGCATGGGCTAAAATAGTTTTCAATGGTCCAGCAACATATGGCTTATTGCCATGTTGTCTTTCAATATCGTCATTAGAGTAATTGTAATCTGATCCAGGACCTTTGTACTTAACTCCGACGCGCCCTTCTTTGTCTTTTTTAATTAAAACAGACATTTTATCGTCTATTTTGCGCGTCAATGGAGTTCGACCCATCGCGACTCCACGAAGGGTAGTTAATGCATGCCTTGCTGCTTTTTGACCGTCGAATGTTCGGTCTGAAGGATGTTCTATGTGCTGAATACCGATTACTGGCTTTTTGGCTTCTGTAATTAGTGATTCAACAAAAAACTTAAATTTTTGCATAGTTCTTCCACACTGCGGGATTACAGAACTATTTAGGCAGATTTGGCTTTCATATTTGCTATTGCTTCTGCCAAGGCATGTCTAACTTCTCGCATTTCATGGTATGCAGGAATAACACATGTCGACCGACCAGCGGCAGTAACTAATTTAAATTCCTCATCAGTATACCACTGTGGATTAATACCCATCATATCAGCCAATTCATGCATATTGATTGAACCGCTATTAACCAAATTATAATAACCATTTGGCTCGCCTCGTTCGATCAAATTGCAGGCAACACGAACTGCCTCGTCTAGATCCGTTAGAGAATTACTTCCTGCGTCTACAAGTTTACCGTTTGCAGCATAATTCGCGACCTTGAACAAGTAGTTTTTACGCTCATTTTTGCCTGTGAATGGCATACGAATACGATAGACTTGTGCTTTATCACCCAAGTATACGTCTGAAACACCCTTTGAAACTGAATAGATGCTTCCGAAGTAATTTGGCTCAGCGTTGACGTCGGAAATTTCACCCTGATAAATGCATCCACTCGAAAAATGGCTCATTCGAGTAAAAGTCTTAGCGCAAGCCTGTTCTAAAAGAATTGGGAAAACGACGTTTCCAGCAATAGTATTTTGTTTGTCAGACTCACATGCATCAACGTTTGGTGTTCCAGTCACGCCAGCACAGTTTACAACCCAGTCATATTTGTTGGTGTGTAAGATTTGAATTGCTTTATCGTTAGGAGATAACGTAACAACATGACCTCTGGAAACTAATTCCTTAAAGACCTTTCTGCCAGCCCAACCTCTACCTACAACTAAAATGTTCATTATTAATACCTCGTGTGAATAATTTTATAAAGATACTTACCATAATCTGATTTACTGTATTTGTCAGCTTGATTCTCAACTTGTTTTTGTGTGATCCATGATGCTCTATAGGCGATTTCCTCTGGACAAGCAATCATGGTGCCTGTTCTTTTTTGGACAGATCCAACAAACACCGAGGCTTCTGATAAGGATTCAAATGTACCAGTATCGATCCAAGCCACTCCACGATTCAAATATTCAACCTTACAATCGTAGTCTTTAATATATTTGTTGATTACATCAGTGATTTCTAACTCGCCTCTGGCTGATGGCGAGATTTGATATGAATAATCCACGACTTTATTATCGAAGAAATATAATCCTGTGATCGCATAGTTTGATGGAGCGACTTTAGGTTTTTCTAAAATTTCAACAGGATCTCCATTCTCATTATACTTTATAACGCCAAATCTTTCTGGATCATTGACATGATACGCAAATAGTGTACAGCCAACATGATTCCAATTGGCTGCATTAAATCTGTTAATCAAATCGTTTCCGTAAAAAAGATTATCGCCAAGAATTAGCGCAACGTCATCTTTACCGATCCAATCAGCACCGATACGAAAACATTCAGCAATACCCTTTGGCTCTGGTTGCACGCGATAACTAATATTAATTCCCCACTGAGAACCATCGCCGCATAGACGCTTAAATGCTTCCACATCATTTGGTGAATTGATAATCAAAACGTCACGAATACCAGCCATCATCAATGTAGATAATGGATAATAGACTAGAGGTTTGTCATATACTGGAAGCAATTGCTTTGACGTGACTTCCGTGCAAGGATACAATCTCGTACCCATGCCGCCTGATAAAATAATTCCCTTACGCATTACGATACCACTCCACTGTTTGTTCTAATCCTTGTGCGAGTTTACACTTTGCACTCCATCCCAAATCCCGCAAAAGTTTTGACGAATCCATTGCATAACGCAAATCATGACCCTTTCGATCTTCAACGAATTTGATCCAATCTTGATACATATGAACTGGTTTGCCCATAACATCAAGAATCATTGAAACCATTTCAACATTACTTAGTTCAACTCCACCACCGATGTTATATCGCTCACCTTTCTTTGCTTTTTCACCAATCGTAAGCAAAGCGTCGCAGTGATCTTCAACAAACAACCAGTCACGAACGTTTTGCCCGTTGCCGTATACAGGAACTGGATGGTTGTCTAAAATATGCCGAATAGCAGTTGGAACAAATTTTTCGTAATGCTGTCGTGGACCATAATTGTTTGAACAGTTGGTCACGATGGCATCTAGACCATGCGTGTTTACATAGGCACGAACAAGATGATCGCTTGATGCTTTCGTTGCTGAGTATGGATTGCGAGGATTGTATGGCGTTTCCTCGCTAAATTTATCATCGCCTTCTAGTGGTAAACTGCCATAGACTTCATCAGTCGAAATATGAATTAGCCGTCCACCATACTTCCGTACACATTTGAGAATGTTATGAGTTCCAAGAATATTTGTAGCCACAAATACATCATCACCAGCGATGGAATTATCCACATGAGATTCAGCAGCAAAATGAAAAGTAATGTCTGGGGTGAAAGTCGCATACATTGCCTCCAACATTTCTAGATTGCAAATGTCGAGATTTTTACAATTCACTCGCCAATCATCCCAATAGCCTTTTAAATTATTCTTATTAGAAGAATATGAATAATTATCAAGAATAACAATTTCTTGAGATGGATATTTTTTAAGGTGAGAGATTACAAAATTAGAACCAATAAATCCCAAACCACCAGTCACAAAAGTTATCATAAAGCCTCAATTATAATCTTTTCAATAACACTCTTAAATATTTAGGTCCTTTATCAGAAGGTTTAGTTCCACGAAACTGAAAGTGTGCTTCGTATCTATGTCCATTAATTGTTGCGTTTACTTTGATGTTTGCATATTTGCGACCAGGCTCAGGGTAAACATATGATTCTTGACTTAAATTCGTCACAGAAACTCTGTTTGTACTTTTGTTTATACCAACCAACACATCGTTTTCTGCTTTTTTGTGAATCACGATAACATTAATCCCAACAGCTGTCGCCAATATTTCTGCTAAATTACTTGATACCGCAGCATAATCAACTGTTCTTTTAGTGAGGCAAGCAAACTCTTTACCGAAACCGCCCATCTTTTGCCCATTAAAACCAAAATATTCGTTTATTTTAATTTTAGTTTGTCGATTAGCAAAATATTCACCAACTGACGCATTCATAATATAATATGTCTTAGACATCTTTAGCGAGAGATAAAGTTTTTTCTGAGGTTTTGCGTTTTCATCAACCAACGTCAAGTCTGTTAGAGTAGGACCATCTGAATTGGTGATAACCAGTTTAGATCCATCAAACATAATTTGACGCTTTTTATTTTTACTTCCTTCTTCAACAATAGAATACTTTTTTCTTCTGTTGAATCCTAAAACTTTCTCCATTTCTTTAAGAACATCGGCATTTTTCAATCTATTATATTCAACACCGTTCAAATAGTTTTTAATGTCAGTACTTAAATCCGCTTCAAACTTAACACCGCCCTCTCCTCTTCGAGTTAGAGGTTTAAAAATGATATCCCCGCCGCCTGTAATTTCCAATACATCAATAGAACTAGACTTTCGTTCTTTGAAAACTGATTTAAATGCGTAACCTTTTTTCTTAAGATGCTTCTCAATCTTTGCTTTAGTTTCGTTTCTATCTTTAGACTTTATAATGATGTCGTTCTTTTTCTGCTCAACCAGAATTCCTCGATCTGCTGCTCGTATTTCTTTTAGGAGATTGCTCATTATTTTTATAAACCTTTTTGAGAAATTTCTTCCAGATCTTTGGATCTTGATTTCGGAACGTTTGCCGATACATAAAAATGGCTTCACATTCTTTCCAGCCAATTTTATGAGCCGTTCTCAGTTTATTTATATCTAAGCGTTCAGCTTGAGTTTCGTATGCATGGGCGTCCAATTCATCAGGATTCCCATAGTACATAGCCTTCAACTTGTTTTGTTTTGGTTTTGGAGCGTATTCTTTCTGCAACAGAAATGGACGCTGCCTTTGTTGATGTTTGTGACGGTATTCGTGGTGTATAGCCCGAACGATTTTCACCGCAAGATTATGAGCGCCTTCTTTAGTTAAATTTGCTTTTTTTAGACGTTTTGGGAAATTTAAGCAAATGTAAATATGCTCAGGAACTATGTCTGAAATGCGATTGCAATAATGCGCATTGACTATGACATTATGATGTTTAAAGTATTCGCCTTCGAATCTTTCTGAGGAAAAGCAAACAATGTTTCGTTTGAATGCCTTGTTTAAGGATCGAATTATTGAAGGAATATGTTTTTTTCCAACCCAGTTCTCTGAGAGAGCATAGACCTTCTTCTCGATCTTCTGTAGTTGCATTTTACACCTTCAGATTTTTGAACTTGTCTCTCGACTTTCCTCTATCGAATACTGGCTTCGACGGCTCAGGTTCTTGCATCACAGCATCTTGCGCTTTCTGCTCAAGATCATAAAGTTTCATCTTTGCACGATCAACGCCAATAGTGAATCTTTTGTGAAGATTCGGATCATTATAACGATTCTTCAACTGCTTTACGAGGAGCTGATTCAGTTGCTGCAGTTCTTCAGTACTAACAAGAGCGAACATGAAATCAGCAGTGGCAGGTAGACCAAAACTCTCACTAGTGTCTTCGAGCCCAGGATCTGAGTTACTAAATCCTGACCGAGTCGTTTGAGTAGCGGATACAATCGGAACATTATTCTCTACCGCAAGACCACGCAACTCCTCTGCGATAGCCTTGATGTAAGTATAACTATTAACATTCGCGCCAGCTTTAATCCTTGCCGACGCACAAATATTTAGGTAGTCGACGAATATAATATCTGGACGGAAGTTTTTCTTCAAAGCGAGATCGTTGATGAGTGCTCGGAAGTGAGCAGGATTCGCTGACGCAGTTGGATACTCTTTAATGATCAACTTACCCTTGACCGAACCTTTCAATTTTTCCATTCGACGCTCATACATGTCTTTGGGCATGTTCATAAGGTCTTCAAGGGAAACGTTAAGAAGATTCGCGTCAATACGTTCAGCGATCTTCTCTTCAGCCATTTCAAGAGTAATATAAAGAACGTTGTAATTTTGCGTTAGGCAAGAAGCAGCCACATGACACATAAACAAAGACTTGCCGACGCCAGTACCTGCAAGAGCAATGTTAAGGGTCTTTTGCGGAAGTCCCCCTTTAGTGATCTTGTTGAAGTATTCAAGATCAAAGGGTATTCGTTTTTCGATACGATGATAGAAATCGTAGCGATCAGCGTAACTATCCAAAAAGTCGTGACCAATATGAGGATCGAAACTAACCCCCAAAGCATCAGACAAAAGAGTAGGAATGCTTCCTTTACCCCTCGCCTGATCTTTGCCATCCAGGATCTGAATACTGTCCATGATAGCATTATAGATTGCTTTTTCTTGGCAAAACTTTTCTGTAGTGTCAAGAAGCCATTCGAGTTTTTGTTCTGATTTGTCACTTGCTATTTCCTTTAGCAGTTCCAGTGACTTATTTAATTCAATTTCAGTGAGTTTAGTAGATTCTTTAAGACTGATCTCCAGTGCTGCTGTCGGTGGCAGACTGTTGTACTTCAGAACGAACTCTTTTATTTCTTCGAACAGTTTTCTTTCGTGGCTTTCGGTCAGATACTCTTTCTTCAGAAACGGCAACGCTTTCCTCATGAAGGACTCGTTCCGCATCAAATTCGACAAGATCAGTGTTTCGGTTTTCATTCAATTCCTTCTTAGCATTTTCTACAGACTTAAGAATTATACTACGAAAAATGGCAGAGGTATACCTTTTAAAACGATTTGATTCAACATCACAAAGATTTGGATTAGCAATAACATCAAAATCGTATGACATATCCTGGTCAGTTACCATTTGAATACCTGAAAATTCAATTATGACTCCAGGATATTTCTTCAAGATTTTTATCGAAATTGCTTCTGGTCTTGATACATCAAAAAAGAAATCAAAATGTTTCCCGACTTCTAATTTACTTGCGCGCCAAAATTCATATTTCGCTTTAAGTTCTTGCACATCAATCATCTGCAACCTCTACAGATTCATTAATAGCGCCAAACGAATAGTTTTCACGAACCCAATCTTTAAACGATTCAGTTGCGAGAACAGGATCCCAGAACTCAGCTGAATCTGTATCAGCAAGACGCCACTTCTTGGCTTCTACTTCACCAGTCTCAGTGTTTACACGTGAATACCAGCCGTTAGATGGCTTGGTGACGTGACCTGATTCAAGCGCCATATCCAAGAGCCCAGAGAACCTGCTAACACCACCATCAAAACGGACAGTAACAGGGATTTTCGATTTTTCACGAACATAACGAGACTTCTCCACATTGATGATATAACTATATCCAACCAAATCAGTACCATCTTTTTCTTGCTGACGACCGAGAATATAGATGTTATCAGCAGAATAATAGGAGCCTGTTCCGCCGCCGACGATGGCTTTTGGAAACATACCGATTTCCATATAAGTGTGATTGACCACAACCATCGGGATATCCTTCAGCGTAAGGTGCGGGGTGACCATACGGAACAGGGATTTGATTTGCTTAGCACGAGTCATGTCCGCAGCAGATTTCTGCTCAATAGCATCTTCAACTTCTTTCTTAGAAGCAAGATTGCCGATTGAGTCAATCAGAATCATCACGCGATCACCACGCTCAATGTTAGTCAACTGATTCATGATGTCGAACTTCAATTGCTCAACATCAGTAATAGGTGTGTGAACAACACGTTCCTTATCAATACCGAAGTTCTGGAAATAAGATTGCGGAGTACCAAACTCAGAATCGTAAAAAAGAATTACAGCATCAGGATACTTGTCCTGATATGCTTTTGCCATAATTAAACTGAAGGCAGTCTTGAAGTGCTTACTTGGACCAGCCCACATTGTGAGACCAGGAGTAAACCCGCCATCAAGAGAACCAGATAATGCAACGTTGACCGCAGGAATCATCGTTTGAATCATGTCCTTCTCTTCAAAGAAGATTGAACGTGAAAGAATTGCGGTATCCTTAATAGTAGAATTTTTCTTTAGTTTATCGAGTAGGCTCATTTGTATTCTCCGTATTGCGATATATGTATTGTATAATAAGTCATGAGAAAAAGCAATCTAGTGACTCAACTTTTTCAGTATTCCAATTAATAACAGATAAAATAATATCCAGTGGCTCCAAGAATGCCTTTTCAAATTGAAGATCATAATCTATGAAAGGTTGCGCCTCAAACTTCTTGGGAATAATTGATAAGAACGCAAGAGTATTATTATTGAATGGATTTGGTTGTTTCAAATAAACAAACTTAATCTTTTCGCCTTCTTGAATCAATTGATACTTCTTGGTCAAATTATGTGCTTTCAAGAGATGATTGAAAACCAGAGCACCCTTAACATGGATTGGAGTTCCTTTAGTAAAGATACTCGAATCATCAGAATACTCTTTTAATCCGTTCACACTTCTTGGGAAGGCAATATCCTCAACAGGAAGATTATGAAATTCATTGCGGAACTTTTCAATAAACTTGTGAAGAGCAGACTCATCCTCATTTACAATGATATTGATTGCTTCTTTAATCTTAACTCGGCAAGCAGCAGGTGTCGATGAACGCACTGCCGAGATGCCCATCATCTTGAGTTTGGGTTTGGCATATTCAACACCCTCGCTGTCGTAAACATTGAGGATATAGTTTTTCTTCGCAACCCAAATGGCTTTATCAGCAAGAGATTCACGCTTCATCTCCATGCGCTGCTGAAACGCATTTACATAGTCGGCAAGTTCTTGGTAGGAAGAATCAATGAACGGTTGAATCTTTTCCTCGCAAATTTTATTCATCAAACGAATAACTTTTTTCGGATCGGATTTGTCTTTAATAAATTTATCTACGATTGGACCCATATTCAAATAAATCGAATCGGTATCAGAAGCGATAACGTAATCTTCATTTCCTGACTTGAGCAAAAGATTCATGTAATGATTAATCTTCTTTTCAATCCAGCGAATAGACAACTGACCTGCCGTCGTAATACCTTCCGCGATGCGAATATCATAGAAGCGGAAGTATTGATTACCGAGCGCACCGTAAGCAGAGTTCAGCGTCACTTTCTTTGCTAACTGAAGATTGTTATACCTTGCTACTTGCTTGTTCAGATACTCAACTTGATTCTTATCTTCTAGTACCGTCTCAATTTTCTTCTTGGCTTCAAGAGCCATTTTTTTGTAACGAGTGCGATCCTTATACATGTTGTCCATGATTTCAGGAAGGACACCTTGTTCTTGAATCTTAAACAGTTGACCATTTGGCGTTAGAGTTACACCCAAACGTTTTAATGGCTCTGTGGTAATGTTTTGATGCAGTAGGTTGTTGACATCAACTTTACTTGCCATTAGAAATTCGCGCATCTCGAAGTTGTAGTTTTTAGGATCAACTAGCGTTTCCATTGAGATATTATATTGCATAATCAAGTGAGGATAAAGACTATTCAAGTCAAACGAGGCAACCCACTCATGCATTCCAAGGATAGGATCCTTAACATACGCGCCTTCATACTGAGAGTTTTTAGTTCCCCTTGACATCTGCGGAATTACAATGTTTTTCTTTTTCAGATAATTATAAACAATCGCATCCCACATGCGCACCTGAGTGAACACATCATCATAGTTTACTTTGTTGTCATACGCAAGAGTCAATGCCAACTCAATGAGTCGCATTTTATCTTCTAACTTCTCAACTAGTTCTACGTCGCGAATGTTATATTCAATGAATTTTTGATAGTCGAGTTTGTAGAGTTGGTGTAGTGTTTCAAACTCTGAGTAATCAATTTTTTTCTCGCCCAACTCAACGTGAGTAATATGATCAAGACGATATGACTCTTGCTGTGAATAAGTAAACTTCTTGTAGAGTTCTAGATAATCAAGAATAGCGGTGCCAAGAATATCATAGGTCTGTTCTTCGCGATTGCGAATCATTACTTCACGAGCAGAAATTTTGTTCCAAGCAGAAAGTTTCTTGGCTTCAGCCTCACCGAATAGTTTTGTGATTCGGTTTACAAGATAAGGAATATCGAAGAACTGAACGTTCCAACCAGTTACTACATCTGGATGCCATCTTGTCCATAAATCAAGGAAGCGTCGGATGAGATCTGACTCGTCTCGGCAGCGAGCATAATGCACATCGTCACGATGCTTACTATAATCCCCCACACCAAATACGAAGTAATTCCCCTTGACTTTAATTGTGATTGCTGTGATGGCTTCATTAGCATGTCTGGGTTCTGGGAATCCGCTCTCGGATCCAACCTCAATATCAAGATAGGCAATAAGAACCTTATCAACATCCCAAAGAATATCGTCAGGATACTCATCAGCAATATAAGCGTAATCATAGCGATTGTTGCCAAAAATAGGAAAATTGTCGACATTCTCGTATCTCTTTAAAAATTCACGACACTCTGGGATTGTTCCAGGTTGAATGGGTTTTACATAGTCGCCAGCAAGAGTTCGGAATTCCGATTGCTCTTGCGAAGGCAAATAAAAAGTGGGAAGATACTCAATCTTTCGACTAACTCTCTTCCCACTCTCGACACCACGCAGTAGAATATACTTACCAATGGTGCAAACGTTTGTATAAAAATCCATGTTACCCCGTAATCAATTGTTGCGGTGGAACCACAATTCCTGCTCCGAAGATTTGATTATACCCGTTTTTCACTTCATCAGCAACCTCTGCGACGCAAACAATCTTTTCAAGTTTAATTTTGAAAGGACCATTACTTGCTTGCATCCAAGGCAAGAATCCAAGAGCAGGACCATTTGGCGTGTTACGCATTGAGACTGCGACTGGATTTTTAAATTCAATTACGCCTTCTTCTTCACTTGTAATTTCGACTACTAATTCCTCGCCACTTAGAAGTTTTAACGCTGCTAGATTTGACATTTGATTTCCTCGTTTTATATGTTGTCCAAAAATTCTTATCTTTAATGGACTGTGGCTTACCATTCAAATAAAAAATACCATCAGCCATAGTCCAGATATCCTTTCCTATTGTAATCTTCCATCCATTGAATGAATCGATTTCAATTTCTTTTTCTTTCAAGAAAACTTTAAATTCTGATAGAGAGTGCATTTAAAATCCTGCGTAGTATGCAGCACCTATAAGTCCTGCTTTATTTCCCATTTTTGCTTTATATAGATTAAATGGATAACTTGTTAAAAGATGCGACCACTCGTTCCAAGCATCGCTCACTCCACCACCTATAACAATATTATCTGGCCAATATAATCTATTGAGTTCATTTAAATATAAATTAACGCGCTGAGCATATTGAAGCCAATCCAAATTTTCTCTGGTCTTAACACTTACTGATGCGATGTCTTCAGCATTGTTTATACCACCAGGCATCGCCATTCTACCAAACTCTGTATTAAACATCAGGGAACGATTATTGTATATGGCTGTGCCAATTCCAGTGCCGAGTGTAATCATAATAGTCACACCCGTCAATTCCTTCATCACACCAAACTGTATTTCTGCTATAGCGGCGGCATCCGCATCATTTAAAGCACTACACCCAACTTGAAAGTAATCTTCTGCTAATTTAGCAAAATTTAATCCAATCCATCGTGGATCTTTTGGCGCAGTTAGTAAAACATTATCCTTTACAATACAAGGCAATCCGAATCCTATAGCATAACAATTATTTGGCACATGTTCTTTTATGATCGGAAAGATCTCAGAAGGCATCGCATTTTTTGGAGTGTCAAAACATTTATAGTCTGTAACTTCTCCTGTAAGAGCATTTACAGCAGCCAGCTTAATTGCTGTGCCACCCACATCAACGCCAAGAATATTACTCTGATTCTGCTGCGTCACGGTTATTCTCATTATTTCGCTTCAATTTAAAACCAACGTGGTTTTGATGGGCAGCAATAAATGCCCGTTTGAAGGCTCCATATTCATGAGAATCTTTAATATATCCATAGGTTCTGCCCATGGCGAGAAGTTTCTTTTGACTTCTTGGGAGTTTCGCATTAAAAAAGTCGCTACGATTAGCCATTCAATAATTCCTCACACTTTTTCCAAAAACGCTCTTGTTGACCAGGATGGAAAATTTGCCAGCAGTGCCAAAACATATCTTCATCATCCTTACCGTAAGTTGTACCGATACCATAATTCGGCATGCCATCAGCCAAACGCCAGAATGGTTCACTTTCTTTTTCCCAAGCCATACGAATAGGTGGTGCATCATATCGTAATGGCATGAGAGTTTCAACTTCTATATTACTCTCCCTTGCTCGCCAAGTCAACTCTTCAGCAACATCACCACGCGGAGTTGGCTCAAAAGTTGGCTTTCCACATTTTTCGTATGTTTCAATTGTAAATGTGATATTATGAGCACCACAGAAAACGTGCTGACCATTATCAATATGATTGCTACGCTGAGCATCGCCCATGAGTTTTCCATTGTATGCACCAACAAACATATTATCTATTGCAGTGTAATTCAGTGGAACGCAGTCAATATCTAGGAACATAATTGCGTCATGCCCACGTTCTTTTAGCATTGGAACAACTTGAGTCATTGTTGCGCCATGGGAACCATCTGTAAGTAGATGATAAAATTGTATATTCGATTTATTGAATTTCGTTACAACTTGTCTCTGTAGTTGTACTGTTTGTTGATCAATATTGTTCATGAATATTGAAGCAATGCAAGGACGTCTTGCGATTAAAGGATCACCACTCATACATATTCCCCTCTGAGTTTATACTTCAGGTTGAAGCGTTCAATTTTAAGTTTTGATATTTCTAGATGTTGACGTAAAACTGACTCAGGGTGAAATCCCATGCCAGAATTAGCATAGTTGAATAGACTTGGGAAAAGCAAACAATACTTTTCCATAGAAGCATTATCGCCGAGTGCCATCAGATCATTCAGACCTCCGCGATGATCGGATCCAGCAGGAACATAAATTGAGTCGGGAGCGAGTTCTTTAATTTGTGGAAACTCGTCAAACTGAAGATCAAAGCGCATACGAATCACAAGATCATATTTGACTTCATTTAATGACTCATAGTTTTTCATTAAATCGAATGCGCGCCAAACTTTATAGTACATGTAAAAAATATTTGGAACAATAGTTTCATGCGCCCAACTACCATCATATGCCTTGCGATTTTCAATTTTAACTTTAGACAACGCTTGCATTAATTTTGAAGTATCAAAGTCTTCAAATGTTGCGAGTTTTGGACGAAATTCTCTAAGAACCTCGTCTACTGACATATCATTAGGTATGTATTGACCACGATGGTCTAGCGTATAATTATTCGGGAGCCATGTGTCGATAAACACATCAGCGTCGTATGGTTTAATTATATGTTCGTAAAGAGAATTGTAGCATTCTTTTGCATTACGAATTTGCCCTGAAATCAATACCGCAGTTTTCATAAATCATATCTCTTTCTATAGTCATAAGAAAAATCAGTGCATATACCAATACACTGTGAAACGTCATCATTATATAGTTCTGGTAACACAGAAATGCTATTCTTTACTGGTTGTTTCCCAGGATATACCCAAAGATACCCTTTACTTGTTAGCGTCAGCGTATCTTCTTCATGCCAAAAGTAATGTAATTTGTTTGGGTCATTTTTAAAGAATAACACAGCGTCTATATTTTTGCAGTGAAACCAAGAAAACGGTGCAATAGATAACAACCAGTCAAAATCAACTTCATAGTCTGGGTTATCATGACCTAAAATTATCCTACCCTCGATAACGCGAACATCAACTTCAACATTAAAGTTTTGTTCTATCGCTAATTCTAATTGCGCTGGATGATTTTCTGTGGTTGCATTCGGACCTTCTAATAATCCTCTATGGGCTATAATAATCATAATTCCTCCATAGAATATTGGATATCTTTGGTTTCATCAAAATATCCATAAGAATTTACATATATTCTCTTTTCACTGTTTGCAACGATATAGAAATCTCCCAACATTGAGCAACTGACTATATCAAAATATTTTTGCATCAGTTCTTTCGTTACTTCATAGTCAGAAGGTATTTTATATGGATATTGTTCGACGCGCTCATGCATTTCAATCCACTTTATACCAATTTGCTGTTCAACGAATAAGAAAAAATCGTGCTGATTGAATGGGGCATACTTTAGTGCGTTTTGATTAAACTGGCAATCATACATCAGCAGTTCTAACATTTTCTTAAACTTATCAGTTTTAGCAGCCATTATATGATCTGATGGATGATATCTCAAATACGAGATCCTTCGGAAGAAAACATCATTTGTTACAAGTTTAGTATCATCTTGCAATAACAATCTCATTATTGGCATTAAATCTGAATAGTATTCATCGCTTCTAATTTTAATTGTATATTTCGTTGAAACTCTACTGATGCCCTTGAACGTAGACAGAAACTGCAAGTATCTGTTTTGTTTGTTATAAACTTTATCGAGTTTACTTTGCTTTGGTAATGGATTGATGTAAATTTGTAGATTATCTCGCTTTATTGGTTCGAGATATTCCCTGATGGTGGGATGCGTCCATTTCGGATCTTCCCACGTGCTTATGATAGTGTTTATGTTTGGGTGTAATAAACACATCGTCATTAAATTACGATGTATTGGTCCTTGGATAATTATCGTGAAGTCGTCTTCGATCATCAGAGTTTTTCACAAATCCAAAATCTTCTATGACCTTTGGTAAATAGATTAGTTGTTAGAGGCTCCCAATCATAACAGTGGAAATCGTGATTGAGTTCTTTGTTATCAAACCTATTATACAAAAATCCATTTTCAATAATTTGTTCTTCAATCGCCGCCGCTGATGGGCGAGTTGAAAATTTACCCAAGTCTTGATCATAACCATCAACTTGATCTACCTTAATTTCAAACTCAGGATCTTCGCTATCGCAAACTTCAGATTCAAGAAATAGTAAGTTAGTGTGTTTGGCTGCACATGCTAGATCCTGGCGCCAGTTGTCTAGATGATATAACACGCCCCAATGAATAACTATGTCAAAGGTTCTTTCGAGATCCCATGGATTGTTTTGATCTATACATATTGTTTCGGCAGAAGGCATAACTCCCCTCAAAACATCTAAATGTCCGAGTCGACCATCACTGAAAGTAACTTTTGCGCCGAGTTGATTCTGTAGATAACGACCAATGTGACCGTGACCGCATCCTAGTTCTAGGATTGTTTTATCGCGAAAAAATGATTTTCCATACAACTTCTCGATGAAGTTGACTCGGTTTACTCTCCATTGAATATAATGATCAAGGAACATTACTTCTTATAGTTTTGCAAATAATTTGTTAGATCTTCTGGTGTTCCCAGACCCCACATTCCTTCGGCTTCCTTGATGCGAACTTTCTTGCCGTCACCAATCGCCTCATTGAATACTGGGCAAACATAGAACTCATTGTTGACGCGAATGTTCTTTTCAATCATTTGCTCAGCATACTTAACATAGTCTGATCCCTTCTTCCAGAAGTAGATACCAACCGTGGCATTATCGCTGATTGGTTTCTTTTCGGCAACTTCAGCAACAAAGCCATCTTCACCAACGCGAGCATAAGACCACTTCGGATGAGTTGCTTTAAACGTAATGATGCCACCGTCAACACCTTCAGCATTGAAGGCATAGAGACATTCGTTGCTGTTCCATTCTACGAACTGATCGCTGTTGGCAATTACTAACTGATCGTCGTTATTAATGTATTCTTTAGCAAGCAGCGTGGTACAAGCAGCACCCTCAGTCACACCCTCAACCTGAACAATTTTACAGTTAGGTGCGATGAGATTCAAAAGCACTTGGAGATTGTATTTCTCATAGTGTTCTTTTTGTACAATGAAAATATACTGCGCTTCAATGTTAAGATTGTCGACGACAACCTGAATCATTGGCTTGTTACGAACATCGATCAGTGGCTTCGGGAAAGTATAACCAGCCTGAGCGAAGCGAGACCCAGCACCAGCCATTGGGATTAGTACATTCATTTTGCTAGACTTCCATGGAATAGAGACATCTTTATATTCTTCAAGAGTATTGATAATGCGATCAATGGTCGTGTAGTTCAAGTCACTTCGATTTTCTACAGGAACAAGTTTCGCTCCACTATCTAGTGCGCCTTGTCGACCGATATGACTGTCCTCAACAACTACGGTGTTGCGCGGCAAAGCATTACAAGCAGTCATGGCTTGCCAATACATTTCAGGATATGGCTTCGTGCGTTTTACGTCTTCATTGCTGACATAGTAATCAATATATTCTAGAATGCCGAGTTTAAGAAGAACAAGTTTAACTGTATTGCGAATACTATTGCTGGCTACAGCGATAAGGTATCCGCGTTCTTTGAGTTCACGAAAGAAACCAACAAGTTCATTATCAACTTCAAGTTCACGGAAAATATCAAACGTTGCTTTTTGTTTATCTTCCCAGACTTGATTGTGTTTACTTACAGGAAGATTTTTGCGCTGAGTAAGCATGTTGAGTTTCTTGGTCGTTGAAAGACCATCATATAAACTCAAATGTTCTTCTTGAGAGATCACAAACTCAGGACCAACAATCTCAAGCGCACGATTGAGTGCTTCATAATGAATCTCGCGGCTGTCCAAGAGAACGCCGTCGAGATCAAAGATAACTAGTTTATTTGTTTTTAATTTTTCCATGGCAACTTTCCATTATATTTTTCTAGCATTGCCTTATTACCTCTCTCGAAGAAGTCATGTTGCACCGAGAGTCCTGTGTTACCAACACGATATTTTACTGTATATTCCCTAGTTGTGTCAAACTTTAAATTATTTTGCTTAGACATCAACGTACCTGCGATCACACGATCGATCTCAGGCTGACCTGGTTCGCGGAACTTACGATACCATATAGGAGAAATTTGAACTGCTAACATTTTATGAACCATGTAGCAGTTTACATCTACGAAATAATCTTCGGGATGAAGAACACTTGGCCAAAGACCGAGGCTTTCGCAATTATCCTCACAGAGAATGTTACTATCCTTGTCAATAATGTGACGGAAAGAAAATGCCCAGTGAAGTTGTTTTTCTTTTACAAGTTTAACAAGGCTCTCAACATGGTTCGGTGAAAGCATGTTGTCATCATCTAACCAGATATGATAATCGCCATCTGCGAAATAAGTAGCAGCACCGTACACACGGTGACCATTATAACGGTTGACGCCTGTAGGATATGGCAATATCGCGATATGTTCATTACTAGGTCTCGGAAACTCTGCTGCCTTTAAAATAGGTTCTGCTTTTTCCCAGCGTTCTTTTCCATCAACTACAATGATGTGTTCAATGTTATCATAAGTCTGGCTGCGAACAGATTCAATGCACTCAGCAAGAAAAGAATTTCCAGTTGTTGGTGTAATGATTGATATTTTCACAAATTAATCCCACAAATTTTGATAATACTTCCCAAACAAACGGAAACCATTTTTCTTGCGTTCCCAATATGCTTTGGCTTTTTCTTCGTTGTAGATGCCTGGATCAACAGTAACAAGTTCACTCCAATCGTGCCCTTCTTTCGGCACACGTTTGTACTTTGGTCTCTTGATCCAGAAGTTTGGTTCGCGATCTTTTGCGTGCTCACCAAAAGTCCAGATCATCTCTTTTAAAATCCAGTCCCAACGCTTGAAATGAAATTCGTCTACATCCCAATCGTTTTCTTTTGGCTTGGCAGCAGTTGAGCGAAGATTCTCAGGAACATCCTCGTCGTCAGTGCAAGGCGCACCGTGCTGAGTTTTGAGTAATTGTTTGAGCATCGGATGAATGATGTCAGCAAGAGTATGGTCCATGCTCCATGTATCCCACGGATCAATCCGAATGGACTTCTTCTGCTCGCCCTTTTTTGGGTATCTACCGATAGAAATTTTCATAAATCACTTTTTCTTACGACGTGCTGCTCGCTTCTTTGAACCAAGTTTTGCGCGACCTTTACCGTGTCTCTTCGTTCCCGTTTTCGCTGGCATTTTGTTCAACTCCTTCGTTTTCAACAACAGCAAGATACTGATTGCTGTCAAATCTAACACCTGTAGAAGAAAGAAAGTTTTGAACGGAATCTAATACGTCAAGAATATTTGTTGCGTTTTCTACAACATAAACACTAGCGACCTTTTTGTCGCCATCTTGATATTCATATGTTAATGTATATTTCGTAGACATATCAAACCTCGTTCATCAAAAACTCGCCGCCGCGCACACTCACTTCAATCAGTTTGCTATGCGGACTTCTTCTTATATAGTCTCTGCCACCGTCAATCATATGACCATCTTTTTCTCTATAGTCATTACGATAGCGCGAGATCAGCACCTCGCCATCGTCACATAGGACGCCATAGATTGGTTCTGAGAATGCTGTCTTAGCATCGCAGATGTACATATTCAATTTACCGTCCTCACCATTTGCTTTAAAGACGCCAAAATAATATGAGTGCCCCTTTTCTAAATCTGGGTTTGGTTGATAGAAAACATCAACAGGTGTATTGTTCCAATTTCCGTATTTGTCTTTGATGCACCACGCGCCCATATACTTGGCTTTGTAGTATTCTTCAATTTTACCCAAACCATCTTCAGCAAAATGATAAGGTATGTTTCTGATATGCATCATGTGAATAACACCCTCAAAATTCCAGCAAATAATACAACACCAATTACACCATTTAAAATCATAAGAGCGCGATCATTCCACTTCATACCAACATAAAACCATCCAACTGCGCCAATCCAACTACACACAATGTCAATCCATTGAAATTGTGTTAATCCACTGGCACGGATCGTGATTCCTACAAGCGTAATGATACTTGCAGTCCACTTCACATACCATGTAATTCCTTCTTTTGGTGTAACTGATTTAAGTGTGCTCACTTAATTTTGCCTCTTTCTTCATATAATTCTTCACGCTCTTTACATTCCTTTATTATACGCTCTTTTTCAAAGAAAGGCAACTTGATCCAAGAAGTAATTTCAGCAGTTGTGCGAAAACACCCAACGCAAAATTCACGTTGGGTGTCTAGTGTGCATATTCCTTTACATGGACTGATCATTTCTTGAAATATTTTTCCTCAATCTCAAGTTGAGAAACATTATAATCATACACCAACCAAGTCATATATGACAGGATAACAGCACCAAAAGTAATCATTGCAGCATTCTCGCCGAAATAATTACCAATACCAATCAAGATCAATGCACCAACTGTACCACCAGCCAATGCTGCACCAACAAAACCAAGAGTTCTAATAGCAGCCTTTGTACGAATAGTATTCATATAAATTTCCTCATTAGCCACGACGCATTCGCGAAATATCTTTCATTTGTTCCTCGTCAATGACGGGAACGGCATTACTCTTGTGCATTGTCGCGATACCTTTGACAAGAGTGCCAGTATATTTGAGAGATTCTTTTCGTTGAGTGTTTGATACGTTTGTGTTTAGAGACTGAATATTGCTCGCAATGTCTGCACCAATGCGAGGACTATACTGTAAGCGCGGAATTTCACTTGTTCCCAGAATATGCGCGCTCGGTTTATACTTTTTTGCAACAACACCTTTCACCTTCCGTTTCTTTTTAGGTTTGAAACGAGCAGCGCAATATATCATCATACAATTACAGGATACGTCTCAACGTGCCAGTTATAGAACTTCTTAATCTCGAGAATTTTCTGACGCACAGGCTGTGGCGTGTTAATGCCATACTGATGCTCAAGTTCAATCAATTCATTTGTAAGTTTACGCAACTCACGAACCTCAACCATCGTGCCGATAGGCATAACTTCAAAGTCACCGTTACTCATACTTTCTCCACAAGTTTAGATAGAGTGTGATCAGCAATTTTTGCTCGAATCATGGAGGGAATGTCCGTATAAGGATCTTCCAAGAAATAGGAACAACCATCACTCCATGTATTATACTTGACAAATTTCGCAAAATCAAGCATGTGTTTGCGATTGCTAGGGTCAAATTGAATTCGTTCTTTTTGAGCAAGAACAGAACGACGATATTCATTTGTCATAATCAAACGCCTTCTCTGGTCTCCGTCGAAACAGTATCAATTACATCCCAGCCAAGTTCAACTAAACGATCTTCAACATGGTCTGGGTTTGCGCCACGCAATTCACCAGGAGTAAAGCAAACAACTGCATATCCCGCATGACGCATTTTCTTACAAAGTTCAAAGACCTTGTTTTCTGTCATCACTTCGCTCATTAGTAATGCTCCGCATTGTAATCAACATCACCTGGATCAAACGCCAGATCGTCGTAACTGACCATGTCAGCATCAGACTCACTGTAATCCATATCGCGATTCTCATATGCCGCGAGAATTTCACTGACTTCAGTTAGTGACAATCCCGTGATCTTGGCAATTTCTACTTCTCGAAGACCATCTTCGCGATACAGTTCAATAACATCAATTTCTACATTCTTAAAATAACCCATAACAAAAATCCTCTTTTACCACTTTTTAGACATATCAGGAAGAACACCATTTTCGGCAAGATAGTTCACGGCACGTTGCCCTGCTTCAGCAGCATCACCTGAATTTTCCCATACAGGAGCAGATTCAAATTTGCTCACCTTACCAGCACCGACTTCCAAATCAAGTTTAACAGAAAATTTACGGGAGCCAACGCTGTAGTTGAGACCTGTAAATGTTGCAGATGTAATAGCCATTAGAGTAACCTCATACGATTGGTTTGTTCTATATTTATTAGAACGGCACTCCCTCACCCATCGGGATCTTATTCAAGTCATCCTGCGTCTTGCGATCACCGATAACCAAAAGCAGATGACAAGCACGCTCAAGTTTCTCTGCCATGTTGTAGCAGTCCTTGGCACTGACATCATATTGAGTCATAGTATTCGCCAAAACATGATCAACGCTGTTCACCAGATCGATCGCATCATTCAATAATGTTTCAGTTTCTCGCTTCATAATTATTCCCACTCCTTGAAATTGCCAGACGCTTCATTGTCGTCATAGCCAAGATTATACTCAGCAATCTGCTGCTTCGTCATGAATCGCTCTTCGATTTCTTCGCTGCGATACGTCGCATCAGTAAAGAAATGCGGACGACGAGGACGACGATAGTAACTATCAGCAGAACCACGGTCATACGGACCACCATGTCGAGTGTCAATGTTCATTAGGCAAGCACCTCAATGCGGGGAGCGGCACCCTTTTCTTCAGCCAGATCGTCGAAGAAAGAATTGCCAGGGAGCGGAGCAGTGAAGAAGTCAGACGGAAATTTCTTGTCCAACTGACCCTGCCACACACGCTTGATGGTCTTGGCGCGGAAAGTGCCGTCCATCTTGCTGATGCCGACCACGAGACCGACATAATAACAGTTATTGATACCAACGAAGTCAAGACTCTTGACGACGTCACCGATTTTTACAATAGTGTTTTCGCTTTTCATATTATCATTATCGCCTTTTTCGCCTAAAAAGTAAATCGAAAAAACTCTAATGAAATCAATAACTTGCGCAATGGGTCCAAGACCGCTTGCAGTCCTATTGCAGCGGTCTTGTTTTATAGGGGAACAGGGGTAGGTCTACTGGAATTTAGGACCTTCGAACCATGCTACTAGGCTGTGGCGTGTGCCACGTGTAACTGGCTCAAGTCTGTGGTACACAAAGGAAGGAAATGCGATCAGAGTTCCTTGTGTTCGGATCAATTCTTGCGGTGGGTGCTCTTCCACATTTTCCAAAACCAAGTTTCCGCCATCATATTCAGATGGGTCTGTGAGTTGGAGAACCATTGAGAGTTTTCTGTGGCGCGGAGAATCGTTCAACCAAAACACATCTTGATGCGATTTATATTCGCCCAAATATTCGCCTTTGTATTCTGTAAATTGTAATGGTGGTAGACGAGTCACATTGAATCCAAACCAATCGCCATTGATTCTGTTCATAAATTTCCAAAATTCTGAAACAACTGGTTCAAATTGTGGATGAGTGTATGCATCAACCCAACGAACTCTTGATCTGCGATAGTTTTCATTTTTGGATTGATTCTTCAATCCCATTCCTGGTTCTACTTCAGGCAATTCCATCGCCATTTGAATTATGTTTTCGCAGTCTTGCTTTGAAAAGTATGCTGCGTTATAAACCCATTCGCCTCTCATATTTACCACCTATGGTTCAAAATTAAAACCCACATCTATATAGGTCACCTTAACACCTGCTTCTCTTAACATCTCATCAGAGAAGTCAACAGTGTAATGTTTACCTGTTCCAACACCCGACCATTTACGATCTGGTCCGATAACTTGTTTAATTCCTGCTTGAATCAAAGCACGAGTGCAATCAGCACATGGCTTTGGTTCCCAATTCAAATATGCTTTTGCGCCATTGAGTGAAACACCAACGCGAGCAGCATTGAAGATTGCATTGCGCTCAGCATGTTCAACCCAAGAATATTTTTCAGGACGCTTCCAACGAGAGTTGTGATGGACTTCATCAATGCCTCTTGGAAAGCCATTAAAACCCGTCGACAAGATGACGTTATCATCATTGACGATTATACACCCCACCTTTGTCGACGGGTCCTTGCTTTTCTGAGAGATCAGAGCAGCCTGTAAGATAAACAATTCATCCCACGAAATTTCATCATAATTCATAATATAGTTATCTCAATGGTTACTTAATTTCAATCTTACGAGGTCTCTGTTCTTCAGGAATGACGTTCTCAAGATGAACGGAGAGAATGCCATCAGCAAGAGCAGCATCACGAACCACTACTGTGTCAGACAATACAAATTGACGAGAGAACTTGCGACCTGCAATACCCTTTACAAGATAGTTGCGTTCTTCTTCCTCTGCCTTTTTGCCTGTGACTTTGAGAGAGTTTCTCTCAGCAGTGATTTCGATCTCATCTTGCTTATAGCCAGCAACTGCAAGTTCAATGATAAAATTGTATTCGTCTTTTTTGACGATATTCACTGGAGGAAACGCAGTTGATGTTGCCGTAAGTAGATGAGACGCATTGTCGAGAGCAGCGAACGCATTTTCAAACCCAAGAGCAGTTGGAAGAAGGCGATCGAGTCCGTAGTTTGATGCGAGTGTAGTGATATTTGTCATTTGTGTACTCCTTTAATAAGCAAGTGACATTTTAGAAATGGAACCCCAAACGGGCATTCCACTTCTATTTATACACCAGTTGAGCCAAATCCACCATCACGTTCAGAATGTTTTTCAGGTGCCTTTGATAGCACAACAAATTCAACTTGCTCATTACAGGTAACTTCAGCCTGAGCAATGCGATCGCCTTTACGAATAGTTTGACCCATTTGCGAGATATTTGTCAATAACACAAACACCTGTTCTTGATAATCTACGTCAACAATGCCTTCTGAGTTGGCTAAAACTAGACCTCTCTTAAGAGACAATCCAGAACGTGGATGAAGGCGAATGCTATAATTGTGAAGCGGTGGTGGAGAAGTATAGATATCCTTAAAAGTTTCTATAGTAAACCTTCTTTCGATCTTAAAAATCAATCCTGTAGGAATCAACAGGCGATCTCCTGGATAAATAGAAATCTCACCAAAATCATTTACTTTTTGACTAATTGGATTGTTATACTTATCATATCCAATCACGGACTCAGCCGTGGGCTGGAAAGAGAGATCAAAACAATTAGCCATCGAAGTGCCATATGTTGGCAATTCGAGATCATCACGAAGTCGATACACATTTACTGCAATCACAAATTATACCTCTTTCTTTTTCTTTCCGATAGTATATTTTGAAACTAACTGCCAATCATTCTTTTCCTTGAATGGAAGAATCTTAATTTGAGAGAGCGGAGCAACGTCATCCTTTGTCTTTGCTGGATCGACGAGTTTTACCAATCCCCATTCAGCCATTAGGTTTGCGATCGTGTTTCTACGTTGGATATCGTTATCGCTCATATTAGATGGCTTACCATCTAACTCAAAGAGTTCCTTGAAGTGAACAATGTAATATTTGCCTTGCTTATGCAAAATATGGCAAGATTGATACAAGACATTTTCGTTTTTAGCAGCAACGCCAATACGTGTGAGTGTTTCGCGGACTTTGAGGAAGTCGTCCTGCTGCGCTAATGTAACCTCAACTAATTTATCGACCATGGTCAATCACCCTTATATAATTGTTTTTTTATCGCGGTGACTTGGTCGTCAGATAGGATCTTTAATGCCTCAGTCGCTTTCGCGTCCGAATATCCATAATACTCTTTTATGACTTCCAAATCACTGTTTTTCGCCTTTTTGTGCCATTTACTATATGGACGCTTTGAGGCTCTCACAATATTTAGTAAAAAGTCATACTTGAGTTTGTTATCTAGGTTCGGGTACTTATTAATCTCATTCGCGAAAAGAACGGTATCACGATGAAAGGAAAGTGCTCGGTTCACCATAAATGACGAATATGACTTTTCATCCTGTTCAGTCAGGAGCGCATATTCTTTCGTCTGTAAGATAGACGGGATAATTTCTTTAAATAGATCAGCCATAAATTAAATGTTCTAGCGTATTGATAATTGTATGTCGATTTTGATTGTTCTTTTTATTTTTTAAATGACCGCCATAAAATTCTATAGCCTTTCTAGTGTTTTGCATTGGTGTAACATATTCTAAATTTGATATATGATTGTTTAATGGATTATGATCAATATGATTAATAATTATAGTTTTTTTAATCCAAACTTTAGCAGGTTGGGGTATAAGATCCCAGCATTCTACTAACTCTTCTGGTGGAAATTTATCTATTGGTTTAAATGCCCACATCACCAATTGATGTATATAAGTATTTTTTCTAATTTTTTTTGATTCCACATCATATGTGTATCCATCTTGTTCAGTTCCATCAAAAAAATCTAATGGAAAGTACATCTTATAAGATTTCCTTTCTGCGCGAGATAAATCGGGTTTTATTATTTTACCAGATAGATTGCTCATGAGATAGCCATGATCAGATATCATGTACCACGGATGTGGTTTTTCAGCGACCACAACTTCTTTCCATGTAAATTCATCCATTAAATTTACACTCCACCATCATCTCGGTGAGACATGCGGTTAGATTGAGTTCCTGATCGGCAACAAATGCTGCCTGATATTGATACTTGGCAAGAATCAAAACAGCATTAGGAATAGTAGACTTATCCATAATGTCGTAAAGGTTGTCATAAATTTTACGATAAACAACGGCAGGATCATCGCCACCAAAGTCAGCTACCCACTTGCGCATTGCACCGAAGTTTTGATCTTTGAGTGATGTTACAAGTTCGTTGATAGAAACGTCAGCAATGCTCTTTAAAATACCAGCATCAATCTTTCCGCTGACAGAATACCGTTGAAGTTCGTTTAAGACGCGACGATAATCTGGGAAATGCTTTTTTACAACTTCAACAAGGACCGTCTTATCATATGGAATCTTTTCATTGGCCAAAATTTCAGCAGCACGCTTCATAAACGAAGCAGCCATCTTTGGCTTATCTTCTTTACGGAGTTTGAATTCAATTACAGCGCAACGACTATGCAATGGTTCAATGATTCGATTCTTGAAGTTGCAAGTCATAATGAACGTACAGTTATGCGCAAACTCTTCCATCGCCGCACGCATGGCTGGCTGAGTTGAGTTTGGGTTCAGATAATCTGCCTCATCGATGATGATAACTTTCTTACCACCACCGAGAGACATCGCGCTCGCATAGTTCTTGATCTTGACGCGGAAAGTGTCAATGCCCGATTCATCCGAGCCATTGATCATTAGATAATCACAGCCGATCTCGTCGCATAACGCACGAGCAACGGTAGTCTTACCTGTACCTGGAGTGCCGCAAAGCAAGAGATGGGGAATCTCCTTGCGGTCAACATAAGATTGGAAAGTTGCTTTGTATTCATCAGGAAGAATACAATCGGCAATAGTATGAGGTCTAAATTTCTCGACCCACAACACTTCATTCATAATAAACTCCTGATTGGTTATTCAGTGACTATTTTACGCCATTTTCCGTTTGTACGCAAGTACAATTCACCATCAGGACCAGGAACCATATCGACACTTACTGTCTTCAATTTGATTTTTGGTGCACTTGTTCCAAGATGCAAAGTGCCAGTGCTGTCCAATCTAAATGCTTCGCTATGATTGCTGGTAAATGTCAAATCATTTTTACCATAATCTTGAGTGAATCTTAATGAAGAATGACCACCTTCTTCAATTTGTTTTACTGCTTCTGATTTTGCACTAGAAGAAACTAAAGATGCGGCGGCAACTGCACCACCTGCAGCGGCGCCACCAGCGAGACCAAGATACTTGAAAAAATTACGTCTTGTGTTCATAATATAATCTCCAAAGAAGGATGGGGTGGGGA